AAATACAACTGTTTCAATAACACCAACGGCACAAAAAGTTGGTAATTACATAGAACTATCAAACGTATTTGATTTAAAAGAGGGTAGATTTTACGATTTAAAAGTTATTGATACAAATACACAGAATATAATCTATAAAGATAAAATATTTTGTACATCACAATCAACAGACCAATCAAACAACGAAAGATATTCAGTCAATAAAGACGAATACAAGTCAAAGAGCGGTAATAACGATTTTATAATACTATGAGTAAACAAATAAATAAGTACAGAAAACCAACTGTTGCCAAAAAAAACAATTCTAAAGTTAGTTTTGTTAATTTATCAACTTACACAACACCAGAAATTGTTGAATCAAAGAACAAAGAATGGGTTGAATTTGGTGCGGATAACAATTATTTTAAATTCCTTATAGATAGAGCGAACGGAAGTGCTACATCTGGGGCTTGTATTACTGGAATATCTCAAATGATATATGGTAAAGGTTTAGATGCAACAGATAGTTCAAGAAAGCCAGAAGCGTATGCAAGAATGATATCTTTGTTTAAAAAGGATGATTTAAGACAATTGGCTTATGATTTAAAATTAACTGGTCAATGTGCTATACAAGTAATTTATTCAAAAGATAAAAAGACAGTTCAAAAGGTTTCTCATTTACCAATTGAAACATTAAGAGCTGAAAAATGTTCAGAGGGAGATAAGCAAGTACAAGCGTATTATTATCATTCAGATTGGGCAAACGCAAAGCCAAGTGATAAACCTTTGAGAATACCAGCATTTGGTATTTCAAAAAGTCCACAACCAATTGAGATATTATATGTAAAACCTTATGAAGCTGGGATGTATTATTATAGTACACCAGATTATGTATCTGGAATTAGCTTTAGTGAGATTGAAGAAGAGATTGCAAACTTTCACGTCAACAATATTAAAAATAGTTTTGCACCAGCATCTTTAATTAATTTCAATAATGGAGTGCCTTCAGAGGAAGCACAAACATTAATTGAAAACAAAATTGTTTCTAAATTTCAAGGAACAAACTCTGCTGGAAAACTAATAATTGCTTTTAACGATAATAAAGAATCACAAGCAGATATCACACCAGTTCAAATATCTGATGCACATAATCAATACGAATTTATTTCAAGTGAAGCACAGAGTAAAATAATGATGTCGCATCGTATTGTTTCGCCAATGCTTTTAGGTATTAAAGATAATAGCGGATTTGGTAATAATGCGGAGGAATTAAAGAACGCTTCTATATTAATGCAAAACATCGTTATAAACCCTTTTCAAGAACTTTTAATTGATGCCTTTGATAAGATACTTGCTTTTAATGGTATTGCTTTAAACCTATACTTTAAGACCTTACAACCTTTACAGTTTATGGATTTAGAGAACGTAAAAGATGCTGAAACAAGAGAAGAAGAAACTGGTGTTAAAATGAGTAAAGTTTTTAACGCATTAGAGGACTTTGGAGAAGATGAGGACTTGGAGGAATGGGAGTTAATTGACGAAAGAAAGGTTGATTACGATTCGGAAGATGAGTTAGACGAACAAATAAAAAAATTAAACGAAAAGAATCCAAGTTTACTTTCCAAGATATGGAACTTTGCAACAACTGGAACTGCAAGACCAAACGCAAAAAGCGACCAAGATGGTAAAAACAAAGAGGGTGTACAGTTTAAAGTACGTTATCAATACGCACCTTTAAGAGCATCTGACAATAGTAGAGATTTTTGTAAGAAAATGGTATCGGCAAAGAAGATATATCGCAAAGAAGATATACAACAAATGAGTCAGAAAGCAGTGAATGCTGGTTGGGGCTTAAATGGTGCTGATACTTATGATATTTGGTTATATAAAGGTGGTGGGGATTGTCATCATTTTTGGATGCGTAAAACATATATGGCAAAAGGTTCAAAACTAAAACCAAATGTAGGTAATCCAAATGCAGAAGTAAGTGTAAACAAGGCAAAGAAAGAAGGTTTTAAACCAGAAGTAAACGCAAAAGAGGTTGCAATGCGACCAACAGATATGCCAAACAACGGATTCGTAAACAAATAAGATATATGGCAACAGCATTATTTATAAGTAGAACTGATTTAGTAAAAAATTCTGTTATTGATGGAAACACCGATACGGATTCATTTATTCAGTTTATTAAGATTGCACAAGAGATACACATACAAAACTATTTAGGTACTAAACTATACGATAGAATTTCTGCTGATATTATAGCAGATACTTTAACTGGCGATTATTTGACTTTAGTTAATGATTATATTCAACCGATGTTAATTCACTACGCTATGGTTGATTTCTTACCATTTGCAGCTTACCAAGTTAAAAGTGGTGGTATATTCAAACATACTTCTGAAAACGCTGAAACAGTTTCAAAAGATGAGGTTGATTATTTAGTACAAAAAGAAAGAGAATTTGCAGAATACTACACAAGACGATTTGTAGATTTCATTTGCTTTGATAGTTCAAAGTTTCCAGAGTATTTAGACAATCAAGATTCTGATGTATATCCAGACAAAAATGTAAGCGGTTCAAATTGGGTACTATAATGAAAGGATATAAACCGAAACAAATAAACATTGTTAAATTGGAAAAGTATTTAACAAAAAAACAAAAAGATGGCAAACGAAATATACGATAGTACTTGGTGGGGTAACACAATAGATACTGCATCTTCTATTGGTACATCAACAGAGATGATACAAGGGCAATTCAATATGGATGATAGGCAAGAAGTTGAAGCAGTAAAATGTTTAGCAGATGCAATTCATAGAATAGGAATACAAAACATACAAAACTAAAAATAATGGCAAAACCAAAATTATGTCTCATACCATCCGCTCAAGGCGATAAATTTTATTCTGTACTACCATCAAGTGGTGTAGGGGATTTCGATTTTTCACGTAGTGGAGGGGCAACAAGAATAAACTCACAAGGACTAATAGAAACAGTTGCAGATGGAGTATCAAGATTAAACTATCCTTTGATTGATGGTGTTGTAAAAGGATGTCCATATCACATTTTAGAGCCACAATCAACAAATGCAATAAATTATAGTGAAGATTTTACACAAACAACTTGGTCAAAAGTAAATTTAAGTGTTACAAGTAATAATTCAATTTCTCCAGATGGTAGTTTAAATGCATCATTAATTACATCTACTGCAAATGGTTCTTATTTGTCTGATAGTTTAACAAGTTATGACCCATCAACTTTTTCGTTATTTGTTAAATATGTTGACCACCAATTTATTCAACTATATTCTGGAGCAAGTGGTAATTTTTATGCCACATTTGATATAAAGAACTCTGTTGTTGGAGCGAATGGTGCTGCAACCGATAATGTAAAAATAGATAATTACGGTAATGGTTGGTTTAGAATTAGCTGTGTTTTTTCTGGTGTTGCTGCTGGTTCAACTGCTCGAATAGGATTTGCACAAAGTTTAAATTCAACTTGGGGTGGTTTAAATACGAGTTTTGGCACATCTTTTCTTTCATTTGGTTCACAATTTGAAAGTAACTCTTATCTTACAAGTTATATAAAAACCACATCGGCAGCCGTTACTCGTTCAGCTGAAACTGCTAATGGTTCTGGAGATGCAGCTACTTTTAATGATAGTGAGGGTGTTTTATTTGCAGAGGTTTCTAAAGACAAAGGCACTCAATATTCATTAATATCTTTACAAAAATCATCGGTTAGTGATACTTATGCTTATATTGGATATTTAAACAATAATACTACAATAAGAGGTCAAATAAAAGTTGGGGGGACTATTGTTTTAGATGAAGAGATTGAAATGTCAGATACAAGTATTGTTGCAAAAATTCTAATAAAATATAAAAGTGGAGATTACTCTATGTGGGTAAATGGTTTTGAAGTTGGAAGTAATACAAATTCAACTATATTTTCAGATGGAGATTTAAACGAAATAGAACTTGGAATAAACAATAACAATGGTCTTAGGTTCTACGGAAAAACTAAACAATTACAATACTACGACACCGCACTTAATTCAGAAGATTTAGAAAAATTAACGTCTTGGGTATCTTTTTCAGATATGGCAGAGGGTCAACTTTATTCGGTTGAATAGTTATGAATTACAAACAAAATTCACTATATTAGTAATATGGAAAATTGGAAAGACATAAAAGGATACGAGGGTCATTATCAAGTTAGTGATTTAGGCAGAATTAAAAGTATTAAGTTTAACAAAGAAAGAATTCTTCATATTCAAAAAAGTACTAATGGATATTTAAAATCTGAACTTTGTAAAAATGGAAAGACAAAAACAAGAACAGTACATAGTTTAGTTGCTCAAGAATTTTTAAATCACGAAAGCGATATTTACAATGTTGTAGACCATATTAATAATGTTAAAACAGATAATAAATTATCTAATTTGCAAATAATATCGCAAAGAGAAAATTCAACTAAAGATAAAAATAATAAGTATTCAGATTATGTTGGTGTAACTTTTCATAAAAAAGATAAAAGGTGGCAATCTTCAATAGTGATTGACGGTAGTCAAGTTTATTTAGGATATTTTAAAAATGAAGAAAGAGCATCAATAGCATACAATTTTGCATTGACACAATTAGATAAATTAAAAGAATATAATTTAACAAAATAAAATATGAGTGCAACACTTAATTTAGGAACAGACGGTAATTGGGCAACGAAGAAAGATACTATCCTTGCGTATAATGATGAAAATTCTAATTTCAAGCCATTACCTTTTAGCTTTGACAGAGCATCATCTGCCACACGAGTTAATAAAGATGGTTTAATAGAAACAGTTGGTAGTGGAGAACCAAGAATAGATTTTAAAGATGATAGTAAAGGTGCTTTGTTGTTAGAACCGAGTAGGAGTAATTTAATTACTTATTCGGAAAACCTTAATGGTTCTGGGTGGAGTAATACTGGAGCTACTATAACGGAAAACCAATCTATTTCTCCAGATGGAAGTTTAAACGCTGATTTAATTGAACTTGATTCTAATTTAGACAGATTAGCTGCTGTTCTTGGCTCTACTGGAGGAACTTACACATTTAGTTTTTATATTAAAGCGAAAGAAGGGGAAAGTGGTGTATGGAGAACAAGAGTTAACGGAGATTCTACTTTATGGCAAAACACACAAGTTAATGATACAGAATGGACAAGAGTTACACAAACATTTACTAAAACTGGAAGTGGAAATATCGTAGTTTATCCAGCGTATAGAGTTGACGGAACATCTACTTTGTTTAATGCTTACATATTCGGTGCACAATTAGAAGTCGGCAGCTACGCTACTTCGTACATACCAACACAAGGGGGTGCTGTAACGAGAGTGGCTGACACAATGCCAAATTATTTAAACATAAGACCTTTAAATATAGGAAATTCTTATACTTTATTTTTAGATGCTGATTTAAACGATTTTGACAATAATAAAGTTTTTTGTGAAATTGAAAATAGTAATAGTTCTTCTTCTTTTTCAATTAGAAATATTATTGGTGGAATAAGAGTATATAATAATTTAGATGCAAGTTATCCAATAGGGGGTCAATTAAGTGTTAATAATAAATTTGCAATTAGAGTCGATGGTAATTCATACAAACTTTTTGTAAAAGGTTTAAGCTTAATTGGAAGTTTAGGAACTGCAAGAGATATAGGAGAAATAAAATTTTATGGACATAATACGGAATTAAAAATAAACAATTTTACAATAGATAATACTGCTTTAAGTGATGCGGAATGCGAGGCATTAGTAAATTAACAACAATATAATCACTAATAGTTATAACCATAAGAGTAACAAATACACACATTAAACCAACAAGAGTAAATCTTTACATAAGAAAGGTAATAAGATAAGAAAATTAAAAAAACTATACAGATAATATAATAACCAATAGTTATAACCAAAAGTAATTAAAATATAAAATTATGATAAGAATAGCCAAATACGAATTTCTTGACAAAGAACAAGCAGAAACTAAAATAAACGCATTAGGTACTGCAACAGATGAAAATGGTAACGAATATCCAACTCACAAAAGTACTATTGTACAATTAGGAAACATTGTGTTAGAACAAGGAGAATATGACGAAGAGGGCGAAGAAATTACTGCTCCAATATTATCTGATAAATGGCATTTAGATGTTCTATGGAAAGAAGAGCAAATTAAAAGCGTTGATGAAGAAGCGGTAATTGACGAAGATGGAAACATTGTAACTCCCGAAGTTGTATCATACGACCATCCTTATGGTTGGAAATCTTATGCAGTTGATATCGATGGAGATGGTGTACATTCATTTTTAGGATTAAGTTATAACTCTTTAAAATTCTAAAGTTGGAGATGCAAGATATAAAAATAGGAGCAATTAATTTACTGACATTTACTGTTAGTTTCTCAAACGTTGAGCAATGGCTTAAAATAGCTTTATTAGTTGTTTCTATT